ATGAAGGCATCCTCAAAACTACGACCACGCATAAGGGCCAAGGGTGCCATCTCAATGTTACCGTTCTTGATTCCTGTTTCTACTGCACCCTTACCCAAGTGCTTCTGTAGAACATCAAGAACAGGCAGTGCCCAAGGGTAAGTCTTCTCTTCGAGTGTGCCAGGCAGGTAGCCAATGTCTTTACCTACGGCAACGTGAGGTCTTGTGATGACGATTTTATCAATTTCTTTCGTCGTGTAGAGGTCGGCAGCATAAGTAGCAGTAACATACGTCTTACCAGTGCCCGCAGGCCCGAGGATAAAGACTTGAGAATTTTCTTTAAGAGCATCAATCAGTGCCTTCTGGTTATCTGTTCGTGGTGTTAAACCTGACGTGTCCTTCTTGTCAGCACCTTTGTAGTTAGTCTTGCGGCGTGTCCGTCGGGGTTTGTCTGGGAAATCATCCATCACAATACAATCAATTGAGCCTCAGTGTAGGGAATGTGGAAGAACTTTTCGCCTCGACGAATGTTTCTGCCGTATGCCTCTCTGAGGTTTTCTTGTTTCAAGAGTGTGTCCTTAATCCGCCAAGCAGATGACAGGTCACGGTTAAAAACGTAGAAATTTAAAACACCATTAACACCTTCATATTTGTCCAAGAGCCGTTGCTTTCTCTCAGGGATACGAATGTCTGCCCAGTGTGTAGGCCAGTCACCATCCCATGCTACCTTTACCTCAGCTTCATTGAAGTATGTGTAGCCATGTTTCTGTGACACAACGTCAGCAAAGTAGTCTTCACTCTGGCTGACAATAACGTGGCCCTTCTTTGTCAGATGATTGACAAGGGCCTCACGGGCAGGGGCATCGTAGGCTTGATAGAGTGCACGATTAAAACTCTTTCGGACTGGTTTCAATGAAGTGTTCCTTCAGTTCTGTGTAACCACCAATAAGCGTACCGTCAGGCTTAAAGATTTGTGGTACTGTTGTCAACCCAGACATCTTTAACAGAGTGAGAACCCACTTGCTGCTACCGGATTGCACATTGTATTCGACGTAAGGGATACCAGCACCCTTCATCATAGCTTTAGCTGTGTCACAAAAGTTGCACTGATCTCTGGTGACTATGACCCACATTAGCCCTGTCCTCGTGTTGGTTTGTATGAACGTTTCTTGCTCTTGTTCATCGAGCTACGTTTGATACGAGAAGGTTTAGCACCTTGTGAAGTTTTCTTGGGTCGTGGTTCAGGCTTCCAGACCGAGCCATAAATCTTTGCCATAGTGTCTCCTGTTTTTTTGGTGAGCAGTTTATAAAGTCTTGGCTATCCAAGCTGCAAACATTTTTAACTCTTCGACAGACATGGAGTTTTTACACGCATTGGCCTTCATGCTCATAACAACCACATTATCTAAGCTATAGCCTTTAGTATTATCAACCCTGTCTATACTAGGTGAGTTCCACCTACTGCCTCCGTAAACCAAGGGGAACCCAAAAAACCGGACACTCCTTTGTCTCATGAAGCAGTTTTACTAAGTCTTCAACACTTAACTCAAAAGGTATCCCTCTCCTCTTAGCTCCATTCCTTAAGGAGCAAATCTGCCTGTGTACGGCAGAACTCCTACCGGGGGAGTGCTCCTTACAATACTTGCGATCAGCTTTATTACTACATCCAGTAATAACACAGTTTTTCATATCGACCCTCTATTAAAAGGCAGTTTTACTTCTTACCTAGGAAGGTCGCAGTTTACCGTCATACTCAGGACACGGTGTTACAGCCCTAGCAGTGGGTTGACAACTGTTTCCAAGATGCCAAGTACCGCAAAGAATGCCGTAAATAATTCAATACCAGTCATGTTAGTCTCCTTTAGGTTAGGTCTACGATCTCACAAGAGTCACCAGAGCAAGCGAATGTCTGGCTCGACTTAGTGGTATCCTCTTTCTCATACTCCGAAAGCTTTGCCCAGTCAATAGCCTTCGGCATCAGATCTAGAAGTTCTTCATACTCAGACTTGCCTACCTCTTGGTAGGGTGCCTGCTGATAGGTGTGCTCGTTATAGGGTAGGAAAGAAACACCAGACATTTCGTCAAAGTGTTCATAGACAAATGCACCTACCTCGAACCACTCATTCTTCTTCACGTTGATGGTGACAGACGGTTTGTGCTCACACCAGAAACGTTGATACGCAAGCCACATCTTTAGCTGGTCAATGGCTGACAGATCTTCCGTAACAACAGCACCATCAGGTGACTTGATAGGGAAAGAGAACACAGTGGTCTGCTCTGGCTTGAACACATCAGGCTCACTCGGAATGCCTTGATCCTTCATGAATTGTGTCAAGGGATCTTTGTTGTCACCCCGTACTGTACGAATATAGTAAGGGCTATGCCGAGCATGGATACCAGAAGCAGAGTCAACAAGCTGCGATACAGTACCTGAAGGTTTAACACACGTAATAGCAGCACTAACAGGAATCCCAAGGCGATCAGCCCATTCAGCATTTGTTGCAACAGCGACATTACGTAGATGCTCCAGGGTTTTCTCCAAGCCTGCATTGGCAGTGGTCATCAAAGGATTGTCCATGATGCCTGTCAGTGACACACCAAGCAGTCGTTCCTCTTCGGTGTTCTTCTGCCACACCTTCCGCAGATACGGGAACTTGGTGTAGGTGGACTGGATAGTACCCAGAATTGTTGCCAGACGGACCTTCCGTTCCAGAGTTTCGATAGTATCTGTAGCACGAACAACAACCTCTGTCAGGTTACAGAACTGATAGGGACGCAGGATGATCTCACTGCATGGGTTAGTGCCAAACTCCCAGTTAGGATCACGACGACCATTCTTCTCTGCTTGTTTCTTGGAAGCTTGACGGTTGAAGATACCACGTTCACCAGAACCAGACTCAACCAAAGCCATCCACTCACGCATGAAGCTGAGTGCATCAGGCTTCTCAGTGTATGACACAGAGTTGTTGGCCAAGGCACGTTGCGGATCGTTCTCCCACCATGCCCCACTCTTAGCATGACGCATACGGTCATCACTCAGGTTCGATAGGCTGATCATAGCACTGCGTCTGACACCACCAACAACGACAACCTCGCCGATCTTACACATCAGGTCATGGCACTCAATGCTGCTAAGCTTACGGCCCTGTGCAGCCTTGAATGTTTTGACAAAGAAGCTGAACAGGTCTACCAGAGGGGCAGGACCAGAGGCACGACCACCAAAGGTCTTCAAACGTGCGCCAGCAGGACGTACCTTAGACACATCCCACTTCGGGATCTCACCACTATAGAGGAGTGCAATCACTTGACGCAGAGCCTTAGCCCAGCCTTCCTTGCTGTCCTTTACTACGATGGTAGTCTCACTGTCGAAGAGTTGTGGCACCTCTGGGAGCTTCGAGATGAACTGACGTTCAACACTGAAACCAACACCAGTACCACAGAGCAAGATGAACATAGCCTCATCGAAGGACTTCGGGTCATCTACGGGTAGGTAGCTGCAGTTGTAGCCTGCCGTGTTGTCTCGTTCCAAGGCAGGGCCTGCAGTCATCATAGCCCGCATCGAAGGCATGATCTCTAGGCTCAGGATAGCCTCTTCAATCTCGTCCAACCAGAATTCGTCATGGGTCTTAGGTACTACTACGTTAGCCATGTAACGGTATACAGTTTCTTTCCAAGTCTCACGACGACCCTCGTCTTCCAGCCACCGAGCATAACGGCTGGTGTGAATGAAAGCTTGATAGTCAGTTGGCAGATAGTTGTTCATCCTCGTCCTCGCATTGTTTTATCTTCTTCGAGCCAGATCAGTCGGTCAATATCACCACGGGTAATGCCGATATCTTTTAGCTGGTCATCTGTCAGGGTGTTGAGTTGTTTTATAGCTTTACGGTGTGCCCGCCAAGTACATAGGTACTTCCAATAACGTTTAAACCAACTCATCGTTCATCACCACTTCCACCAATCTTACCACGAGCAGCACGGCTGTAAAGTTTCTCTAGGTTCTGCATTGCAAGATCGTTAAGGTCTACGTTCAGGTCACGAGCAAGAGCAGCTACATACCAGAGAACATCACCAAGCTCTGCAGCAACACCTTCACGGTCAAAGTTGTTGTCCCTGATCATCTTCTTTACTTTGTTGGCTACCTCACCAGCTTCACCAGCAAGGCCCAGCGCAGGGTAAAGAACCTGATGGGCTGACGAATAGATAGCTGTCTTTGCTGCCATCTTCTGGTATTCGTTCAAGCTCATGGGCTTAAACTTGTATACCTCATCGTAGTATTCCCAAGCTTCTAAGTCGAATTCGTTAATCATTCCTCGGCTTCCTTCCACCATCGTTGTTCTGCGTCCAAGTTAAAGTAATCATCTAACTGAATCAATCCCTCATCCAATAGAAAAGCCACTACGACACTCTCACAAATGTCGTTCTGCTCAAGCAATAGAGCAAGGCCATAATTTTCTACGAGGGCTGCAATTTTACTTTCTAAATCAAACATTGTCAATATGCCTTAGTGATACGTAACATTACCGTGAATCTCAAGAGGACCAGGGGCTTCATTTAAAGACTTGATGACAAAGTATGCATCATCAAATGTTTCAAACTCTACCTCAATCTCACAGACTTCGTTGTCAACTTCTGCGAGGAACACTGCAAACCATTCCCCTGTGTCAACATCTTCGTAAGGCCCGTCGAGGTGCTTGTGGATTGTCATCATTTCTTTTTCTCCCTGATCCATTCTGTTGGGATTATTTCCTGTGCATACAGGAAGCCATGTTTGTCACACCAATCAGCATAGGATGTCTTAGATCCCTTCCTGATCTTAGCATTAGGATTGCTGAAAACAAATCGAATGTCAAGATCAGGATACTGCTCTTTGATGAGTAGATGTTTCTTTCTATCTGACGGAAGAAACCTACCCTTTGTCTCAATGAAGATACCATTTGGTAACTGAAAGTCAGGGGTGTAGTGTCTGACTTCTGACACAGCATACGGTATCCTCACCTCTTCATACTTGAATGATACCTTACGTAACTTTAGCCAAGCTGCTGTTCGTTTTTCTAAGCCTGAACGGAAACGCATTTGGGCGGCTCCCACAGTTGGTCTTCATACCGACGCAGCCAGAGCAGCCTTGCGTTCTCTATGACACGATCTTCTTCCCCACCGTAGGCACGAAGACAGGCCTCGTATAAGTCCTGTTCGGTTTCACAATCACCAAGAAGAACAGAAGCTTTAGCAGGACCAATACCGTATAAGCCTACGATGTTGTCTGCTCGGTCACCAGTAAGGATTTGCGTATAGAAGAACTTCAAACCCTCGAACTCTGTCATGGTTTTGAATTCACGCTTATTCGGATTGTAATGTGTACAAGGAATCTGCAACATGTCCTTGTCGATTGACACAACGATAGCATCAGACCCGTAGGCTGTAGCCCAGATGCCAATCAGATCGTCAGCCTCTTCACCCTTTGACACAATGGCAGACCAGTTGTCTTCCATGTGCTTACGTATTTCTTGTAGGTGTTGGGGTTTGTCTACGTCCTTACGGTTGCCTTTGTATTCGTGAGTGACAGCAATATCATAACGGAAGTTACCTTTACCTGTCAGGAATACTTGATAGTCCTCTTCGGTAGGCTCCCATAGAACTTCTTGTAGGGCCTGATCCAACAGATCGTCTACCTTGTCGATGGCATCATCAATGCTTTCGTCCTCACAGGAGAAGGCTGCTCGGTAGGCAAAAGGATCACCATCGATTAAAACCTGTTTCATTATTCATCTTTCTTTTTGTTTGCTTGCTCACGTTCTTTGGACCGTTGACGTTCTTGTTCGTTCATTTCTCTGATCTTCTCGGTGGGTGGTAGTGGTCCGTTATTCTCACCGTAGTAGCCATACTCATCAAAGTTAAATGCTGCAGATTTCTCACGGAACCAGTCATCATCTAGTGGGGTTCGACCTTCTGGTAGCTTAGCTTCTGGTTCTTCTTCCTCTGGCATCTGTGTCAAGATCCAGTCATACACATCAGCAATGTCTACCTTAGCTGCAGCACAGTGAAGGATAAACTTGATGCCTTCTTCTATCAGCATCGCCTGTGCATATCCATCCATGTGTAGCTGGTAGGTAGCACTACCATCCTCATGCTCTTGGACACTCTCTACTCCGATAACTCCAGGTCTATCACGCATTGTCCTTGTCCTCCTGTAAAATAGCACCAAAGTATTCTAGCAAACGTTTAGCTGCGTGTAGATCTGCGGTAAGCTCCGCATAATCTTCGGACATTGCTTCCGTAATCTTCGCACGTTTTTCTATGATAGTAATCTCTTCAGTCGTCCATTGAACCACCTGACGTAGCCTTACGATACATACACTGTCGATCAGGTCTAGGAAAGCATCGCCTTTGTTCTCCATCTCCTCGAAGATGTCAGTCCACATTTTGTTTGTGTACTCAAAGTTCATCACTTCTCTCCTTCCATCAAAGCAGCCCAACTCACAGGGAATAGGTCACTCATCTTCTCACTGATCTGTTCAGCTACAATACGTGACTCATACTGTGTGTCAGAGGCACAGCGTAGCTTACACATAGCAGCAAAGGCATCAAGGCTACCACTCCAGTACCACTCAGTCATGGCAGACTGTGGCAGTACCATACGTGCTTGCTCAGGTGCTACACCATAACTCAACAAGTATTCGTAGTCTCGCAGGGTGGCTTTGCACATAGCCTTTACTAGCCCTGTCGATAGTTCAACAGTACCTTCAGATCCCTGCTTCTTATCAGCACTACGGCCACGCCACTGGTCAGGTACATAGAACTCAGGGTCATCATCTACGTAGCGACGACTGATCTCATTCCACCGTAGGAACTTATGCTTCACTAGCTGACGTGCCACAAAGATAGGTGCCTTGACATGGAAGGATGCAAAGGCATGGCCGAAGGGTGACAGGTGCTTGTGCTTGGCTAAGTAATGGATCAGCCTGGTGTCACGTTCATTAACAACAGGCATATCCCCACACCAGTCAGCCATTTCTACCCATCTTTTCTCTTCGCAGTGGGATTTCTTACCAAAAGATACCCGTGCTGCATTAACTACAGACAGGTCACTGCCCATGTGGTCGATGTATGTTGCTTGGATCATGTTATCCCCTACCTGTGAGTAGGCACCCCCAAGCACGCCCTAGCGGGCTGTCGAAGGGATGCCCAGAAAGATTATTACCAGCGGTCTTCTGCAGTAGCCATCTCTTCGAATGGCACATGCTCAATGACACCGATCTTCTCAAGCCGGACAGAGGCGGTAGATCCTTCACCGTAGATCGAAATCTTTACCTTTGCTTTGGTGCCATTACCAAGTGCACCATCCTCTACGAAGTCCCACTTCTTGTTGGTTGTGCCGTGAGTTACACCAGGTGCACCACCGAAGTCTTCGATACCCGAGGGGTGCACATTGGGGCGCTTGAGTTTCATACCTGCACGACCACCAGCAACATCGAAGGGCTTGATCATCTTGTTGCCCATCGACACCTCGGGGAAGCCCAAGGCTACCATACGGTTTACCTCGTCGCTGTCCTTCGGGACAAACACAACATTGAATTGACCATTGGTTTTCTCGTGGAATTCCGAGTCATCCATGTTGTCTTCGAACACACGAGCATAGAACAGTTCGCCTTCGAATACACCGTATTTAGTTTGTTTCTTCTGAGCCATGTCATTCTCCTTTGCTGGCTGAGTTATCTAGGATAGCTGTGATAAGTTGAAGTGTCAACACAAAAATCACAGGGCTTATTGCAAATAGGATGGGGCCAATCAATGGGTATCCTTCCAGTTCTTACCGATGTCTGTTGACCCAGCTAATGGGCAGAGCATACAGAATTTTACCCCTGTGTCAACAATTGATTGACGTTGAATATCACCAAGACGTTCTGCTGTGCTGTAGTCACCAGCTACTTCTGTCTGCCACTCATCGTGTGGCCATGTGACAAGCTTAAAGTCAAAGCCTTGTTCCTTTGCTTGTCTTGTCCACTGCAGGGCTGCATGTTTCATGATGACAGACTCACCGTTCTGCAGCATACCTGCCAGTGTCTTGTGCTCAGAGGGAACCTTGACCTTACGTCCATCAAGACCACGGAACCAACCACGTTTGGCAACATAAGGGATGATCTTCTTCTTTAGCTCTGACAAACCTTGGATGGACTCCATGAAGTTGTCAACAGCTTGGCCTGCCTCACGAGTATTCACCTTGAGTATCTGTGCAATCTTTGCATTACCAGCACCAAGAAGGAATGCATAGATGAAAGTCTTGGCCATGTCTCTGGTGATGTGTGACATACCGAGTGCCTTGCGGTTTAGGTTATGGATATCCGTTTCGTCTTCCTTCTTACCTGACACAATAGCATGGACATACTCCTCGGACTGCATCAGGTGGGCCAGCACACGTAGCTGGATGCCTTCTGCGTCTGTGCCTACCAGCCAGCTACCCTCAGGAACACACCACAGTGCACGAAAGTCACCGTCATACCGAGCCTTAACCTCTTCGACAGCAGTCTTTGGTGTGCCATGGAAGGCCGAGGGAATGTTTGCTTGGTTAGGGGCAGAGTGTGCCATACGTCCTGTCCATGCACCGATGTGTGTGAACCTGCCATGGATACGGCTGTCAGCACCAACATGACCAAGCCATTCTTCTAGGCTAGACCTACGTCCTTCGATGGTCAGCCACTCGGCCAAACGTTTGGCACCAGCAGGTGAACTATCGGGAAGGGTGTTAAGGTTAGCCTCACTCATGGTCCAGCCGTATTTGGCAAACTTAACGCCACGATCCTCTTGATTGTTCTCTTTCATACTCGATGTGTCCTTTTGTCTTTTCGTATGGCTCCCAGCCTGCTTCCCACATGCGTTCGATACGCTGCTTGGGTGAGCCAGGGTTGAATTCTACCCAGTCATAACACACTAGCTCAGGGGGTTGAACAGACCAGTCAACCTTTGTCTGATAGTATTTGTCTCTTGCCTTTGTCACCGTAGAGAAATCACCACCATCCTTTTTCTTACGGTAGATAACACGATGCACCTCTTCCAGCTTCGGTGGGAAGTCCTCTTGGAAGCCAGCTTCTAGCTGTGCCATGCGGTCCTTGATCTCGGTCAGAAGTTCTTTTGCTTTCTGGTGGTCAAAGTAGAAACCATTGGCTGTCATCTCTTCACACAGGATCTGAATGTCATGCTCACACCGCAGTGCATCTTGCCACTCAGGGTCAGTGATTACTGCTTTCAACCTACGGTAAAGCTTAACGGTAACCGTAACGTCCTGATGACAGTAGACAATCATCTCTTGGGTGAGTGCAGAGAAATCCTTGAACCCAATCTTGTGGTCACCAAGCCTACGTCCCCAAGCATCAAGGCTGTGCCCTTTGCCATCCAATGTGTAGTCCACTAGCCGTGACACAACCAAGGTATCTATGACAGATTGAGGGTTGATCAGGTCGGGCTGGACAAGACGGTTGATAACCGCAACATCGAACCCAAGACCGTTATGAAAAACAAAATTGTCAATGCCTTTGACATACTCAATGAACCGTTCCTTCTGTTGTTGGTCCGAGTCAACATTGGTAAACTCTTGTTTGTTACCAGTGTCTACATCCTCGGTGCAGATGACCCATATGCGGGTGGCATTCAGGTCATCCGTTTCGATATCCATTGCGACAGTTGTCATTCGTCTTCCTCATCATCCCCAAACAGCCCAGCCCATAGGAACATCACCACAGTGAAGGGCCAGACCAGGCTGTGCAGTATGGTCCTCTTAAAGTTTATCTCATCGTAGCGATCCAGCAGATGGAAGACTGTAAGGATGTGTATGTAGTGCAGGTATATACCCAAGAAGTAAATGGTGGCGGCAGTGAAGGCCATCCAATCAAATGAAAGCATACTTTTCCTCCAAGGTAAAAGTCTCTGTGTTGAATTTTAGTTGACCAGCATACCCTGTAGGACCAACCGGACGGTTCTTTGTGACAAGAAGTTTGGTTGTGTTCCTTTCATCTGCATCTTCTGCCATCTTGTTACGCTGCAGATCTACCACAACGGATGCCCGTTGCTCAATCATGCGGCAATACTTTACCTGACCATCGTCATTCGTATGGCCAATCGTTATAATACCAACACCAAGTTCAGCAGCCAGCTTAGACAGGCGAACAGCTAGGTCAGCAAGGAATTGTTCTTTGCTTTCTTCTGCACCCATGTTGGCAGCGATGTCTTGGATAGGCTCGAAGAACACGTAGTTCACATCGCAAGCCTGTGACAGATACCGGATGTGTGTAAGCAGATCAAGGGGATCATCCTCATCATTCAAAAAGAATTGGAACAGGCGTTCATCTTTGGTCAGCTCACGGATACCATCCTTTACCTTTTCGTCTAGCTGTTTTTGTTCGATCAAGTCCTTACGTGTTACATTATCACCTATTTCATATGACACCAGACCCAAGAGTGACCGAAGCTTTGTCTCTTCCATGTGCCATGTTGCGATCTTGATATCAGGGTAGTTCTTCAAAATACGATACTCTAGGTAACGCATGAATTCTGTCTTGCCAATGCCTGTCTGTGCTTTGAACAGGGTGAAGTGACCCTGCATCAGGCCGAGACACATGTCATCGAAGTCAGAGATGCCTGTCTCTACGTAGACGTGGTTCTCTGAACGATCATACAGCTTCATGAATTGGTCAGAGGTGTTGATGATGTTGTCTGGTGTATACTTACGGGCATTCATCCACGCATTGTAATACTCGGACTTGGCACCCTCGGTCAGGAATTCATTGGCGTCTTTGTATTTGTCATGCTGCACACGGTAGACCTTGTTCGGAAACAGGTTGGCAATCCGTTGGGCAACAGCATTACCCTGATCATCATGTTCGATTGACAGAATGATCTTGTCAAAAGACCGCAGCCATTCCGTGACGTTAGTCCAGAGGCGCTTCGATGGGGTGGCTGAGGGCAGGCTGACAAAGGCAGAGGGAAACTTCTGGCTGTTGCACATCTGGTAAGCAGACATGGCGTCAAGCTCACCCTCTGTGATAGTGACGATCTTACCAGATCCTGCATTCCACAGGTTCATACCGAATAGCTCATCAGAGTGTAGGTTCATCGCACGGAATTGCTTGGGGAAGAACCTGGTTTTGATACCACCTGATGGATACACGTAGTCCTGCTTGACAGGAATGCCTGACGAATCAAGGTAGGTCTTGCAGTTAAAGAACCGCATGGTTGCCTCTGAGATATCCCGATAGGTCATGAAGACACCATCTAGTTTCTCTTGCTGGACAGCCCTTAGCTGTGGTGTTGTGTTGTTTGTCATTTCCCAATCGTCCCTCTGTTGGGTGGGGTATTCAGTCTCTGCCCAATCGAATTTACGTGCACGATCCCGAGGGTAAATGCGTTCGCAACTATGACAACGACCAGCCATGCTCTCGGTATTGTAGCTGAAAGCATCAGACGATCCGCAGTCTTCATACGGGCAGGCGATGTGGCTTTTCCAATTAGACATGAAAGATATGATCCCAGTAGTCAGATGTGAAGATTTCTATGATGCAGTATACTTCGGAAGGTGTCAACTCTGTTAGTGGTATGCTGACACCAGTCTCTGCATCGTAAGCCTCAGTGATAGAAAACTCAGGCTCATGTTGGACCTCAAAGGTCTGACCTGTATCACCCCACGAATCCCAATAGCCAACCCCATCATCCCACAACTCACCATACACAGTGACAAGGCGGTTATCCTTGGTGATTTCTGTCATGTATTCCGTCATCATTTTTCCTCTTACGCAGCAAAATACTGCTTGACAGATCTGCGAATCAGTGTATCCTAGGGCTTGCCCTTGGCAAGGGTGATATTAGTATTCCCCTTTAGGCTTTACGCTACCAGCAGGCAGCTTTAGCATATCCAACACCAACTCTTTGTCCTCTTCTAGCTGGTCTTCTAGCTCATCGTCAAGCATCCAGTCAGCATCATCAACATCATGAATGATCTTGTAATGATAAGAGTGCAATGGCTTATTCTTATACGACATATTCCATACTCCAAGTTAATACGTCAGGAAGACCACCACAAAAAGCTTCTGCCTCTTTCCTGTTTGGTGTTGAATACCAACACAAAAGCTTATCGTCTTTGTCATAGATTAGAACACGTATCATCTTACCACTCCGTTTGGTATTGTTGTCCGAGGCTCAGAGCCAGCCGTAGACCAGCCAGTTCCCTTTCTAGGTAGGTGGTATCCAAACCATCCCACAAGGCGCTGTCTAGGGCCTTCTCTGTGGCTCTGATGGCATCCTCTGTGTAGCACCACCCCTTATTGTGTTTGTCACTCACCATTTATCCTTTCTTATCTGCCAGTAAACCCAACACTGCAGACAGTGATCTTTGCCAAGCACTAGGTCTATGACAAACACCATGTTGGGTAGCTTACGTTTCTTCCAAGCCCAATTGCGGGCGCTGAATGTTTGGTTGCTGGCACCCCCTGTCAGAACGTTTAACAGAACCGACAGGGCTATGCCTACTCTTTCGATATACTTAAGCACTAACACCACCCAATTTATAACGGGTATACCTTTGGCCTGTCACTGGGTGGCTTTTCCACTCTGACACAATATCGTGGCCACGTTCCCGTAATTCTTGTATGCGTTTGGTCAAACTGCTGATGCTGTATTCAATCAAAGCTTCCCTAACCGTGATGCTTCCTGCCTTGCGCAGATGCTTTAGGATCTTATCGTGTTGGCTGTTCATGGTCTTATCCCTTCGTTGCCCTTTTGAGTTGTTCCAAGCGGTGCTGTTCCGCACCTAAACGAAACTGCAGTGTTTCTATCTTGTCAACAAGAGACTGCAGCTCAGCCTGTATTTCTTTTATGGCGTGCTCTGAATTCTCTATCTCTCCTGCCATGCTCATGCTGTTTCCTTTGTCTTATAGGTGAAGGTTCTTTCCTCGTAGGTGTGTTCTTGCCAGTATCCGTTGGCAAGATCAACATTATCAGAAACCATCTGCATTGCAGCCTGCCAGCAGTTAGCCCCAATCTCTAT